TACAAGGATAAGTTTATGGAATGGAAATACATGGAAAAGAACTTGGACTTATGAGAAGAATACAGTACAACAATGTATACATAGTATCTTATATATAGCTAGTCAATATTGAGTTGAGCATGAGAATATAATAATAGATGCTGATTGAGTTGGTTGAGGTGTTGTAGATGGAATAACATATAGTAAATGATTCATAAATAATGCTAGACCAATAGTAACAAAAGCTAAACAAAACTATGCTAATTTAAGGTCTCAATGTGCGTTTGAGTTAAAAAGAAGAGTAGAAAATTGAGAAATAAGAATAGATTGGGATTATGATAATAAAGCTAAAGATTGGGATAAGCTTACACAAGAAATGTTAAATACTTATATAGATGAAAAAAGTATAGATTGAAAAACAAAAATAGAATCGAAAGAAAAGATGAAAGAGAGAACATGACATAGTCCTGATTTATTAGATACTATGATTATGAGAATGTATCCTTATGTATTAGGTGATGAATGAATACCTACAGAACCTTATTTAGATTATATTGAAAGATAGATGAACAAAAAAATCAATTTAACAGATGAACTTTACCAAAGAATACTTAATGAGTATATTTCATGAATGGAAGCAAATCGTTCAAAAAACGAGCTTTTTAAATCTCAAATGGATATATATTGAAGTAAAAAAGATAGTGAATTATTAAGAAGTAATCTTTTTTGGGCAATTATGAGAACAATACAATGAACTTGTATAATTAATGAACCAGATGTAAGTTGGGAAGACCAAGATGCTTTGTATCTAAAAGAAGCAAGAAATTTTACTAATATGTTTAAATATGATTATATATTTAATAAATGGGACTTTGATAAGTATATTTGAATAGAAGATGTATGTAAATATGGAAAATTTGTACAATTATTTGCTTGATATGATAAGAAAAAGAATATACCTATTATCCAAAGAATTGACCCAAGATTTGTATATCCTTATAACGAATGATGAATATTAGTTAAAGATTATCCTTATTTTTGATTTGATAGAATCTTACATGAATCTGAATTAAATAAAATATGAGTATCTAAACAACGATTAGAAGTTATTAGAAATAATTTTGATTCATTTGTAAAAGCTTGGAGAGTTGATTCATCTGCATTTAGAAATATTACATTTTATGATGATAAGACTTGAGATGTAACATTACATTATCATTATACTAAGATTGATTGATTATATTATTTAGTTCTTATGATATGATGAGTAATTATTGATATTAAGGATATACCAGAAACAGAATGAAAAAGAATACCAATTGCTGTTACATGATTTGCATATGATGCATCAGATTGGTGGTGAATATCATTATGTGATATAGTAGAAGATTCACACAGAACAGAACAGTTATTGCTTAACTTATATAAGATTAAGGTAACTAGAGAAGCTACTTGATGAAATATCTTTATTGATGAAGAAGTTTTCTTAAAGAACAAAAATACATTAAAGAATCAATCTATTAAGAATAGATGGTATCCAGTAAAGATGAGAGATTTAACTAAACCTATTTCATCTATGGTCTATGAATTACCACAAACACAAGTATCAACAGATATTTATCAATCAATGGAATTGGTTAAAAATAAAGCGATGTCTGAATCATTTGCAAATGCTACTGCTCAATGATTATGATTAAGTACTAATTCTAATCCAGGAACTGCTACTTTGTCAAAGATACAGAAGATGAATGCTTCAATGATGACTACTTTACAAAATCAAATATTATCATATTGAAGTTGGGAGTTTGCTACATTATATCAAGATTTCATAACATATCGATGGGATAATAATTCAGAAAAAATAGCAAAAAGAATTAATAATTCAATAACTTGAACTTATAAAAAGGTTAAAAAATCTGATATAAAAGGTAATTTTAACATATTAATAGAGAATTCTTTATTAAAAGAGATAGAGTTTTCAGAAAAGAAGAATGTTTATCAAGAACAATATAATATGTTAGTAAATGACCCTAAAACTCCTTCTTTCTTGTTAAATACTATAAGAAAAGCTATAAATTACTATTCTTGATTAGATGAAACAGAAATAGATTGAATTAATGAATTCAATCTGGAAGAATATCAATGTAAACAAGATATTTTATTATTAAATGATAATAAAAATATTTACATTCCTGTAGATTGTGATATACAGATGAGATTATGGTATTATAGCAAAGCAAAAGATACAAATGCTAAAAATAATGCTATAAAAGCTATTCAATTCATGATAGCACAAAACTTAGGAAATATCAATAATAGTTTACAACAAATAGCTTGACAAAATACACCAACACAACCAGCATTAGAATGATGATTTAATGGACAAGACCAAGTACCATTAGGTTCATTACCTACTGTTAAACAACCTAAAATAGAGAATCCTGTAGATGATATTAATAATTGAGACTTTAGTGTAAATGGATTAGGTAAAATTTAGTTTTATAATTTAATTATATATTATGGGAAAAGCTAATAAACAACCAAAAAAAGAAAAGAAAATTGAAAAAGAACCAATGATTGATTTGAATAAAGAAGAAACACCAGAAGAGATTATTAAAGATTTTGTAACTCCAGAGGAGGATAAAAAAATGTCTGAAAGAATTGAAAAAGTTGAAAGAAAAATGGAAGAACATGATAAAATGATTGATGAATTATGAAAAGCTTGAAACAGTGTTGTATTTCAAAAAAGAGCATTTATTAAAACTGAAAGTTTAAGAGGAGCAATACCTTCATTCTTATTACCAGAAAAATTCAGAAATTATTTTGATAAAATGTGACATGGAACTGATGTTTATAAACAATCTAAAGAATGGTTAATTAAACATTGATATGATTTAAAATTAATAGAAGAATTTAAGGTTTATTTATCTGAACATTATAATTAATGTGGAAAATATTAAGTGATATAGATGATATTCTTAAAGAAAAGCATGAAGAAGTAATTTATGATAAAGATGTTGAAATATTAAGAGAAGTTAATCAACAAAAAGAATATTTTAATCAATTAATAAGTGCTTATTTAAGAAAGTATAATATAAAAATAGGAGAATTATCAAAAAAAGATATTAATTTGATAACAAAAAATTATAATGATAATCAGAAGGACCTATTTATTCAACAAGTACTCTATCGTTTAGAAACAAATTGGTGAAAACCTATATCACGAATCAAAGAAAACAATTTATCTAAATTATTTGATGAAAATGACTAAAAAAACACCTGAAAAAGAAGATTTCGATAATCTTTCTGAAGTACAAATCCTTCAGTTAAAGAAATTAAAAAAAGATAAAGGTTATTGTTTATTAAAAAGAATGGTAGATAGTATTGTTGAAGATATGGAAAAAACAATAGTATTACAAGCTAAAAACAAGGACCCAAAAATAACACATTATACTATTTATGAAATATTAGGTACTTATATAGAAGCTCTTGTTAGACCTTTTGAAATGGTAGAAGAAGCTACAGAGGAAAAACAAGATTTACAAGAAGCTAATAAAGAAGTAAACGAAGCTGAAAATATAGCCTAGACCAGTTCATGTCTCTAAACCGAATCTAGTCCAGTTGAAGACTTAAAATTCAATTCGAGTTTGGTAGAATTACTCGATTTTAAATTCTATATATTATCAGAATGACTGATATGGAACTAGAGGAAAACAATGAGAAATCCTCAGACTTTGCTAAATTAAGAGCTAGCCTTAAGGAAAAGTATGAGTGACAAATTCAGAAACTCCAAGAAAGGATTGATTCATTAGAGAAATCTAATAAAACTACGAGAAAAAGCTTCTTCTCTAAATCATTAAAAAATGAATGATATGAAGGAGAAGACATCGATAAGTTTATTGAAAAGTATCCTTCTTTAGAGGTTGACGAAGTAATTGCTCTTTATAAAGGTATGAATCCTAAAAAGGAAGCACCTAAAACAGAGCCTACTACACCAGCCACTACTGAAAATGTTTCTGAAGAAAGAGGTTCTCAAAGTGTACTCTGAACTAATCCAACAGCGATGAGTGCTAATGATGAAGTTGACAAAATGAATGGTCAACAGTATCTAGATTATTTAAAAAGAAACATGTCGCAGTTAGGATTAGAATAATTTTATATAAATTATTTTAATTTAAATGGAAACTACTGCAAACATTAATGCAATATGAAATGTGGAATCATTTCTACAGACTCTATTAAGAAAATCATTTCTTGAAAATGGAGAACCAACTACTTTATTTATGCAATTCTGAGAAGGACCTACTTCTCAAAAAGGACACAAGTCTGTTACTTGGCCTAGACTTAATCCTATGAAAACTACTCTTGCTCAAGCTACACTTACAGAAGGAGTAGTTCCAGATGGACATGATAACACTGTATCAACAGTTACTGCTACACCTATTCTTCTTTGAGATTACACTAAAATCTCAGATGTATTGGATATGGAAACTCTTCTTGATATTATTTCAAAGCAAGGAGTTGAATTATCAAACAATGCAAAAAGAATTATAGATGAATATATTCAAACTGTATTGAATGCTGATAGTTCAGTACCAGTAATTAGAGCTGGAAATGCAGCTACTAGAGCTGATTTAACAGATGCTGATGTTATGAATTTTGATTTAGTATTAGATTGAAGTACTTTCCTTATTTCTCAAGGAAATACTAATGAAAGATTCAAGGTTCTTATGCATCCAAATGTATTAAGAGACTTTGTTAATGCTTCTTCAACTAATACTTGGTTAAATAAAGTTGTATATGACAACTTCAAAGGAATTAAAGATGGATTCGTTACAACTGTTGAAAACGTTGACATCTATGTTTCTGCAAACATTAAACCATTTGATGTAGAATCAAATAAAGTATATCCTACATATATGCTTAGAAAAGGAGCTTATGGTATTTCTAATCTATCTTCTCTTCAAACTTACTATAAGCCATACGGTTCAGCTTGAGTAAATGACCCATTGAATCAAATTGCTACAATTTGATGGAAGGCATATTTCTGAGCTGCTGTATTAAATCCATACTTCTTAGTAAGATTGGAATCAAGAGCATCTACTGATTACCAATGGCAAGAAACTATAGAATAATTATAGGCTACAGGCTGGCAATGCTAGCTTGTAGAAATAATAATTTTATATCTTACTAAAGAAGATGGAAGTACAAGACAGAATAGAAAAATGGAGAAAAATGAAATTAAGATGAGATACTCAGGTAAATAAAGAAGTTTGTCTATTATGGTATAATGAATGATTAGAAAAATTTCAAAAAGAATTACTTGATTATGCTTCATGACAATTAAATATTTCAGATGTTGTATTTAATATTGTAGAATGACAATCTGAATATCAATGCTTTAAACTAGGTGATAGAGATTTTAAAGATTTTTATTCAATTCTTCAATTAAGAGTAGCTTATGATGTAGACAAGAACGACATTCCTGTCTATAGAGTATGTGAACAAATCAATATAGGAGATTATAATATAAGACCTCAATGAACAGAATATCCATGATATCAAAGATGAGAACCATTATTAAAAAGAAGAATATCTAAATTACATCCAAGATTTATGTTTGTTGATAAAAATACTATTAGAATATTTCCTACACCAACAAAAAATGTTACTTATTGATTAAATCTTACATATAATTATATAGAGAAGGAAGTAACATTAATAACAGATGAATCTACTTTAAATCTTCCTTATTATTTCTTTGATGCTATAGAAGATTATTTAACATATAATCTTATTTTAAATGAAAATCCAGATTTAGCACCAAGTTTTTATCAAGAATGGATAGATACAGTTCATAAAAATATCTGTTGATTAAATAGGGACCAAAGAGAAGCAGAAGAAGAATTTGCTGATTTATCTTATTATTATACTAATTAATGGCTTTATGAGAACAACTTTCACAATTAAAAGCTAATCAAAATTTCACTATTTCTCAAAATTCATGGGTTAGTTGATTTTCTCAAGACCCATATTTTTGATTAGAGAATAGTTTTCAATATGCTGAAAATCTTAATTGTGATGATGAGATGCATTGAGTTAAATTAGCTCAAAAATATGAACAAGTTACAAAATGATATAAATATAATGAATCAACACAAGAATGGGATATACAAGTAAATATAGATTTAACTAGATGTCAGATGTGTTCTGCATGAGATAAAATGGTAGCATTACCTTTAGTTAGTTGAATTTCAGAACACAGAAAAGCAATGGTAATTCAATGGGATTGAACAAATAAAAAAATGAGAGTATATTCTGATGAAGCATGACCTACCCCAGCACCATGATGAGAATTTGTATTTAATATATCTAATACAAGAACAGCTCCATGAGTAATGTTTCAAGATTATTTTCGATATTGAGTTGAAGTAGAAGTTGAAGAAATTGACCCTGAAACACATGAACCATATACAAGATTACAAGTAGCATTATGTAGATTTAATCCTAATGATTTATCTGCTTGATATCAAATAATTACACCATATGACCATAATGATATTACAGATGATGCTATTAAGAATCCATCAACTACTAATTGAGAAATGAGACATAGTATATGAGCAATTCTTAATTATAATAATACAAGATTAGTTGTAGGTTCATGACAAGATGTTTGGGTATACTATCCAGAATTAGATAGAGCTGATTATAGTTGAGGTGGTACTCAAGATGAGAGTTGGTGAAAAACTTGATGGCTTAAAACATTACCATTTGAAAATGGAAGTATTATTATATGATTAAGTTGTGATTTTCAATTCTTAAAAGTTTGGGTAATTGATGAATGATGGAATACTAAAATTTATTTCTATCAAGGTAATAACAATTTAAGAAGTACATATGTATATAACTTAATAGATTTAACTTGACAAAAAGTTTTAAGAGTATATTCTGTTAATTGAACTGATTATTATACTGCTAGTATGGATTGAAGTGCTTGATATATTACATTTAATAAATTAATTTGAAAAATACCAGTCCAATTATTTAAGCAGAAAAAATGATTAACAAAATTTGATGTTAATTACAAAGCTCAATATCTTGTAGGACCTACATGAGTATGAGCTCCTTTTAATAGTTGAGCATTTTATTTAGCAGATGCTTATTGAATATTTAAATTTACACAGAATCAAGATAGTTATGATTCTTGATATATGAAATGGAGAATAAATAATCAAATAACAGCTTCTAATCAAGCATATTGAATAGATATTTGTAAAAATTTCTTATATATATCATATGAGAATAAATTCTATATTGTTAGATTATATGATACTTGAATAGATTGATATATGAATCAATGAATTTTGATATCAAGAGAATATGAATGAAATTATGGGTGAACGTTTACTAAAATGTTAAAAGAAGTAAGATTACATTATGAATTAATACCTGATTGGATATTTTGAAATAATTGAAATGGAAATGGTAAGATAGAAATATTTGTATCACCTAATAATTTATGGCATACAACTAGTTTCAATGATGAAGGATGGATTAAAGTAATGGAAATAGATAAGACATGAAATAAAACAAGAACAGAAAAATCTAATAAATTAAATAATTTATGAGATTCTGAGACTCCAGCATTTTGATTTGATTGGCAAACGATAACATATTGAATAAGAATTACATTATGAACAGAAGAAAAATGTACTCCTGTTG